CGGATCCTTTAAAACTGCAACTTTTATCTTGAGAGAAATGGAATTTTTACCTTACAAAAACAGCTTACTTTATGAGCTCACATCACCGAACACTTTTGATGAAACCGATGAACCAGAAAGAAAGAAGAGCAAGCTCCCTGACTATGCGAACAAAAACTTAAGCTTAATAAGTGGGTTATACATCTATACAAACACTCCACCCCATGGTTATGGAACCCAAGCACCCAAAGTTGCTGAGACAATAAACAGAGCATACAATTTCAACATCAAAAAGTTGGGAAAAGAAGTAACCATACTCGGGAGAAAAATAGAAAGAATGCATTGGGAACGTTCAGATGGAAGTTTCCCATTTGACCAAATACACGGCAATTTCATCCCATCAGAAGGGAGGAGGATGGTTGAGTCATTTCTAAAAACCAATCAGCCCTATGTCGACGGTTGTTCAGATGAAGTAATGAAAAGAATCCTAGAAACGAATTCAGACGTTCTTACAAAAGGAAAGCAAACATTTTGCCCTTTCTCTGGACAGAGCTCAACTTCGGCTGTTGCATACAAAAGAATGTACGAATTCTTGTCTAAGAACAGTGGAAACAAATGCCTAAGCTGCCTGGAATGGATACAAGCGTTTATGTCTCTTCTTGAAAAAAACACAATAGAGTATGAAACAGCAGCATGGGAAACTGTCAATAGAACCATTTATGATAAGGCAACGAAGCAACGGAGGGTGGTGAAAAGAAAAGTGAAAAGATTGAGAACATTGCAAACTTCCTCTAAAGAAGAAACCCGAGAGTTATTGATCATGATTGCAACAAGGTTTGCTTCGTACATCAAACACAAGGAAAGAGGAAAGAAGGACAGGAGAGCAATAGCGTCAGCAAACATGATACTCAGGATGTTCTTACACATTATTGAGGAGTTTCATCTAAAACTGTCTGAAAGAATAGAGGGTGCAACGATCTCTATAGGAGGAGAAGAGAAAAAACAAAAGATAGCAAGCAACATGTCAACAGCTACACTACCATCAGGACCTGCTGCGGCTGTCTGCCAAGGGACAGAGGATGCAACCAAATGGAACGAATGCCTCTCACCATCTCTCTTTGCCCTAATGCACAAATATTTATTCGACAAGAAAACAAGAATCAAACTGGGCCTCCCACAGCCAACGGAAATGGGAACCCTATTCTCCATGATAGCGGTCGCAGGAAACTTTCTCATGTCAATGAAAGAAATACAGATAGGAAAAGGGCTGATGGTTTACAATGACAGTGAATACAATAGAATGGAGTGGTCAAGAGAGTGGGTCAAGGGCATGAATGATGATACAAAACACTGGTTTGAAGAATCTGAAAAAAGGATAACAGATGATGGTGAGTTCTTTCGAGCTAGCCCTGGCATGCTAATGGGGATGATGAACGCTGGTTCTACAACTTTAGGGCTTCTAGCAACAAACCATCGGATGAAACATTTTGAAATGAAAGTCCTCACGCTAAGGTCAAGCGATGACTCGATGTCTCTTTACATGGGAAACAACCCAGAGGGAAACAGAAAATGTGTAGAGATGAACAGACGGAATTTGGGGATGCTTGGAATAAATATAAGTCCTGACAAAACATTCTTTTTTAGAGAGGGGCTTGGTGAGTACACGTCCTGGTACATGGACAAAAAATTCATCTCACAATTTGGAACTGAAACGGCATCAATCAAACCAAAGGGGATAAATCCTCATGATGACTTCCATTCAGTTGCAAAAGAAACATCAACAGCACTGGCCACCTTAACAATCAATCATCTTGGGGCCTCAGTCCGATTGAGAATTGGGATAGACGGAGTAAGAAGAATCTGGAGAATTAAGAGAAACCCGGGCAAGAGACCAAACATCTCTGATAAGGTTCTGCTATTGTCTGACGGTGGCAGACAGAAGTGGACAAGCACAAATTGCCATTTGGAAGAAACAGCTGTCAGCTCCCACTACGCGATGGCAGACCAAGAAAAGGAATACCTCTTAAGGATCAGAAACCCTGACAACCCATTCTCCTCCGAGCCCAGTGATGAAATGGTTTACTCAAAAGAATTTGGCACATTGATCTTGGATAGGGTTGAAATCCCGAGAACATGTTTTAACTTTCTTAAGAAATCTAATAGAACTCTGGACAGGGAAGACAAG